CTTTATTAATTTTCTTTGCGGTTGGCTTAGAGCCCATTTCAGTTAATCTCATCGTTTGTATTCCTAAAGTTTAAGTATTTAGCCGATTTAATGGTTTTCTTCAAATTAGTCAAAGCACCATCTCTTTGCATTTTAGCATCTATATATCTATTTAACAAAAATTCGTACTTTTCTTTATCCTTCTTTTTCTTGGCGTTATCAAGCCCTCTATTGTAATAGACTAAATCACTATTTAAGTTACCTACAATCCTGTCGTATTTTAGTAAATCTTCTGGAATGTGCCCACGTTTAACAGTAAACTTCATAGAGGATAGGCAATATAGTATAGCATTAACTTTGCTAACAAAATCGTGTACAAATTTATCGTCATCTGTAACACGCCAGCAGTTCTCATTCAAACCCTCTACGGTGTATGGGCCAACAAAAAACCTGTAGTCGCCAGCTGGGATAACTACAGGTTCTCTTCTAAATTTTACTAGTTCTTTTTTAGTCCAACGTTTGAGATATGCGATGCCTAAATCTAATGCGATGTCATTTACGATGCGCTGTTCTTTCTTTGTAAATAATACGGTCTTGGTCATCTCTTAATCTTAGTAATATATCTTTGTTTACAAGTTGATTTGCCAGATGCTGTTCTCTTTCCGTTAGGCTAGCTTTTCTAATTACAGGATTTTCCTGAAATTTACCTAAAACATCCGATTCTTCGTTTGTAATAGGCAGGCTAACTTTATTTACTAATTCTATAACCTTCATGTACTATTTCATTGTCAAGTGGATAATGGTTGTAATTAAGCCTGTAAGTAACGCCGCACCTACTGCTGTCATAACTCCAATGAGTGTTTTATTTGCGGCGTTTTCTGTACCTGATTTAAACTCAGATAACTTAGCACGAACATATATAATATGTTCTTCAAGGCCGCCGATACGATCCTCAAGTTTGTCTAACTTCTTGTGCAACGTTTTGTACCTCTCGGAGCATAAATCAACGTGCGCCTCGAGGTTAGTTCTTTCACTATCAGCCACTGCTGTTCCTTCCAATTCTCTAATTCAAAAGAGGGTTCTGTGATTGTGCCAATCATTTGTGCCATAATAGTGTGCCTGTAAAGTGCCGTTAATGTTTTATTTATAATGATATACGCTGATTAATAAAGTGTATGTTTTTAATTGCGCCATATGGATAAAAAACGGGCAACATAAAACGTGCTGTTTCATCTAGTCCTTGTATAATTGGGACTTGAGCAAAATCTTCGTATAATAATCCGTAATCGCTTCTACTGTCTTTAAACACATTTACTGCTTCAACACCAAAACTAAAGTGCCATACAGTGTGCGTACCTTTAAACATTTCGCCAAATATACTTTCGCCCTGTAGCTCATACATGTTGGTATATGGGCCATCTATTTCTTGTGGCTGTGTTCTAAGACTTAGCACCTGTATAAGTGTTTCCCAGTTGCGCTGTTGATTACGTTCTTTTTCTTTTCCAGGGCGACTGCGTGTCACTCCTGTGTCAGTTACGTCAACTAATGTAAATCCTGTATAGTACTGCATAAAAATATTTATAGCAGACTAAGCGACGGTAAAACTTGTTCCTTCGACTACTGTAGTTGAGCTTAAATTAACTGCACCTTTAAGTGTACCTAGTCTTTGTATTTCTGCTTGTAGCGCATCTGCATTGAGACAACTGTGTGCTTCAACACAGGCGTGTATTACACCCGATGATCCTACACTGCTAACTGCTAGTAGTCCCGGGATGGCCTGTAGCACTGCTTCGTATGCTTCGTCACTAGCATCATCTTCAAAACGTAAATCAACACCTGTGTCAATTTTAAAGAAACGTACACTACCGCCAAAGCGATATAGTGTGTCTGTTGACCCTGCAAATTCGTATCCTGAACTTCGTGTTATTCCTGGCATATTTTATCTCCACGAATATTTAGCCACAAAAAAAGGTGCCGTAGCACCTTTTTTGTCTAGGTTAGTTTATTATGCTAAACCAAGAATTGTTGTCTGCTTAGTAACAACTGTGTTAGTAACACCTAATGCTGTGTCAACTGCACGTTTGATACTAGCGGCATCCCACTGGCTGTTATCACAAATAGCGATAATAACATCGCCGTCTGATTTTGCTTCAAACATTAATGGATTGATAACTTGTACAACTGTACGAATTGTACCTTCTGTAATTGCTGAAGGTGCGCTACCTGAATCAGCTGTAACAGCACTTGCTGGGTTAATTTCATATAAACCCAAGTTTGCTGTTGTGTAAAGTGTACTAACTGCTAATCTGTCACCGTTTGATTTTGTTAAACCTGCCATTTTAATCTCCTAATATGTTGCGTTTTACGCATGTAAGTATTTATACTAGCCATAAAAAAAGCAGACCGAAGTCTGCTTTCTTTTTTGTTACAGTCTAGCTAAATTAAGCTAATTTTAAGCCTGGGCTTGTAACTGTTAACTGAGCGGCACCACAATAAACATTACCGTATGCACCAATGTTACCTAATGTGCGTAGGTTTGTTTGTAATGTAGCATTGTCCCAGCTTGAACGCTCAACTACAACGCTTAACTGTTGTGCACCACTTGTACCAGCGTCAACTTGGTAAGCAACAACTGTTGCGTTACTTGCGACCTGCTGTAATAATGTTTCAACAGCACCTGCTGTTCCGTCACCACCACGCTGTAATTCGTCTTTTAAAACGCCAGCGCCAGCGGCAAAACTTAATAAGTGTGTTGAGATTGGTGAGTTAATACCTGTATTGATGATAACTGCGTTAGCAATGCTACGACCTGCATCTACGTTAACAACACCAGCTGAATCACCGTTTACTTTTGTTACTCCGATTGCCATGTTTCTTCTCCTAATATTAGTGCGAAATACGCATGTTAATATTTATACAAGAATAGAGAATTTATGGTTTAGCAAAGTTTGCGGCACTAAAGCCTGCACGGTCTACTATTTTGACTAGTCCTTGCGGAGTTGGAAACACAAAACCTTCACCTGCGGGTTGATCATTTACATACTGCTCAAACCCTTGTACCTGTGCATCTAACTGCTGATGTAAGTTTTGCTTATATTGTAGTATAGCATTGAATATTGCTGTGAGTCCTTCTGCACCTGGACTGGCTACAGGTTTGCCCTGTGCGTTTTGTGCAAATAATAACCCACTATAATCATCACCTACTAATGCTTGGAATTGTTTTTGACTTGTATTACCTTCTAACCAAGTATATAATGGTTGTGTTGTTTGTCCTGTTACATACTGATTGTAGTAACGTTTAATCTGCTGTATTGTACTTGCTGGTATTTGTGCTAGTAATTGATCAACTGCACTACCATATTTTTGTACTGCGGCTTTGGCCTTCTTTTCTGCTTGTACAGGCTCTTTAAGTTCAAAACGTATACCAGCACTAGGTGTTAATACTGCTACGCCACCTGGAACATTCTTCAAACCTTTGCCATCCCACTGTGTACTAGTACCGCCTGGCTGATCAAACTTTTGATGCACAACTATACCGCCTACACTATTGCCTACCATCTTACCTAAATCACTATTAACTGGAATACGATATTCAACTGTATTTGGTTTGAAGTTATATGATCCTGCCTGTGGCTGTAACTGTCCTGCGTATAGTAAGTCACCCCAGTAAAAGCCTGATCCTTCTGTTGCGGCATCTAATCCTGGCCAAATCTGTGCTAATTTATTGTACAAATCTCCACGTAGTCCGCCTTGTGCTTTGGTACTGTCGTACTGCTTCCACTCATCAATACTTTTAGCCAATACACCTTTTGACCACATATACTTGTCCATAACTGCTAGTCTACCGTCAGCAGGATCACGTCCAAATATAAGTGCCGGGAACCCATCCCATTTAATAGTAAGTTTGTTTGGGTTTGATACAACTGCACCGAGCCCAGCAATCTGCTGACTGGCGGCGGCACTACCTGAAAATATAGCATCCTCTGGGTGCGGGGTACGGCCCTTAACATCTTCTGTTAAGGTTTTAATAAAACTGTATTCAGCACTTTCAGCCATACTATTAAACCAAGCACCTGTACCTGGTAATGGTGCCGACTCTGGTAATTGTATGTTGGAACGCTCTAGTGTTTCTCTCGCTCTACTGACTAACTGATCATAGTTACTAGCACCTTTGATAGCATCTATAATGTCGTCTGCTGTATTAAGTTTGCCTACAGGAATACCTGTTACTTTGCTAAGTGTAGCAGGACTTTTACCACCTTCATAAGGCTCGTCTGTGTCTCTATGTACAAGTCCGTGTTTATAACTCCACTTTAAGTTAGGTTGTAGTTCAGCAACAATACTACTTAATATAATGTGTCTAGCCATACCTGGTAGAACACTGCCTTCACCACTACCCGACATAGCAAAGGATTGCCACGCTGGGTCATCTGTGAACATTAGGTCTGCTTGTGCATAACCATTGGCTCTGTCACCTGCTATAGGTGCTTTAACGTGTACGCTGTCGCCAGACTTTTTAATATCTGTTTTAGCAACGCCTGCGGCCAACAACATTTGTACGAGTGTGTCTTTGTCTGTGGTGTTAGAATCTACCTGTAGGTCAAGGTCACCTGATGTGGCTTTTTTACCTGTACTACCTAACCAAGTGTTTGTGGGGAATTTTAAACCTGAGACTTTTTCGAGCCATGCTACTGTACTAGGAATATCTTCTCGTTTAATACGTTGTGTTAAAGGATTTTTGTCAGCATCCTTAAAGATATTTCCACCTTCGATTAATAGCATATTAATCCTTTTGATATTGATCAATTACTTCACTAAGTGGATTGTTTGGGTTCACATATTTCTGAAAGTCAGGTGACCACCATCCTGCTGGTGTAAGATCAAAAGAAACTATACCAGTAAATCCTTGCGGTTCTCTACCCATTAATCGCATCCATGTGTCCAATGGGATCTGTACACTAGCAATATATGTGAGATGATGTGGCGGAGTTGAAGAAAGAAATGGTTGATTTGGTGATACGTTATCGAACTTATTTGGGTCTACATAAACCTCAACCCCATCGATATAACGCTTTTCGTCGTCGGTGATTCTACCACTTTGTAAATGTCCTTCGCGTTTGAGGTATTCAATTTTACTCTTTAGTGTAGCATTTGGATTTTCTTTTGGCTCAGATTTTGCTACTGTTGGCTGTTTAATTACAGTCTTTGGTGGCTCAGGTTTCTTAGATACGGGATCAGGTTTCTTAGACTTAGTCTTTTTGACTACAGGTTGTTGCTCTGGTTCATCAATTTCAACTTCATCCTCGTAATCTTGCTCGTCCTCGTAATCTTGCTCGTCCTCGTAATCTTCGTAATCTTGCTCGTCCTCGTAATCCTGTTCCTCTGGCTCAGGTTTGCCGATAATATCCTTCATCCATACACGCTTTCCGCTGGAATCAACAGACTTTAATTCTTTGAGAATATCTCTAATCTTCACGCTTAAATCTCCTAATCCTGCGAGTAAATTTACTTGGATCTTGTGCTTTAATACTGTTCAACAGTCTACGCTCAAGCTCTAGTGCCTGCTCTGGCTCATAGTTCTCTTTAATGTAGTTGATTAAGTTGATAGCACCCTGTATAACGTGACTCGCACGGCTTTCCACTAGATTGGATCTATCGCGAGTGACTGGCATATCAGCAAGTTCTGACAGGATACTACGAGTTTTCTTTTGCAAAATTTACTCCAGGTTTGTAGTATTTATTCAATTCTATTATCTTAGATAATAGACAATAACGGAATATTTGACGAATTCTCTAGCGCATATTGAATAGTTTTAGCTACTTCTATAGGCCGAATCCCACGTTCATTGCCAGGCTTACCATCATTGATACCTCCCACAACAACATGTGTGCATTTTATATCATTTTTTCTATTGTAATAAATGCTAAGTTGTCTTAATGTAGATTTTTGAATACTGTAAGGCCCGTGGTAACCACGATCATCACGAACACCATCTAGTTCAGCACTACTACCAATATTAATTATATGCCCTTTGATTCTGTTTTCGCTCCAGACTTCGTGTGTTATTTCTAATAACTGATGTTGTCCCCATTTGCACAAGTAGCTGGCATTAATAAAAACATTGTAATTGACTATACGATTTCTAAAATATGTTTCGCTTTCGTGTTCCCAAAAACGTAAGTCATACCCTGTAGCTCTACTAGCAAACTCTGCATCGGTATAAATTTGTTTAATACCGTTGGCAATGGTCTCGTGAGTAGGGTTACCGCTACACAATATTTTCATAATAATTCACTCCACTCTGGGCATAATTCTTTAAAATTAGTATTTCTTATTTTGTCTAAACGTTTGATCTTAGACCAAAAAACTGAATGTGATTTACCACTTACTTCAAGCATATTGAGTAAGTTTTGTAACTCGGGTCTGTTTTTGAACTTTGTTTGTAAAATATCTATGTTTTTTGCACTTAGATGATTAATTTGATAATCTCCGGTACACTTCTGGAATATTAAATTTACAGGATCTCGTAAGCGGGTGGTATTAAAGTTTGACGTATGCCAATCGCAAAGTTCATCTAAATAGAATAAATTTAGATATCCCCAGGTACAATTTATGTAAAGCATATGATTATCTGGAAGATGATTTCGATACCACTGCATTGTTTTTACTGTATGGTCCCAACTAGCGCCAGTACGTTGGTATTCAAACCTATCACCAATATCATCAATGCTGAAATAAATTTCTACTAGACTGCATTCACTCCATAACTTGAGAACTGCTGGATCAACTTGGTTTGTACCATTAACATTATAAAAAACTCTTACGTCAGAAAGTCCTTTGGACTTTTTTATATTTTCAAGTAACCTTACATGAGAGTCACTTAAGAATGGATCACCACCTCCGTGAAAATGTACAATGCGAATCTTGCTGAGATGTTCCGTATCTGTTATTTCAACATATTGATTTTTTCTATATAGATAATCAGTTACGTTGGCATTTGGGTAAAGTTGTGTCCAATCTTCTACCCATTTACTACTATTTTCAGGATTGCAAATAGTACATTTTAAGTTACAGAGATTGCCAACGCTATAATCTAACCCAACAGGTGAGTTCTCTGTTATGTCTGTATCGTTGTAAAAATTTTCATATAATTCTCTACTTGATTGCCTTCTACTAGTAAGTCCGTTGCGTTCTGCTCGGTAGCAAGCTCTGCATCCGTCTATTAGTTCGCCGTTACTAATTTGTTCTATTAGAGATTTATGTTCAGGACCGTACCAAGCTTCTTTTGGGTCAACTCCAGTAACTATAAATCCTTTAAAAAAACTGCAAGGGTTATAACCTATTGTATTCTTATAACTCCAAAATGCCTGATTTTTAAAAAATTCATAACAGAATCCTGGTTGTTGTTTAATATCGTCGGGCATTACTCGGCCTTAGTCTTTAAGCCAGCAAGCATTTGTTTAAGTTTTGTACTGTCTACATTAGCCTGTACTTTGCCTACGTCTTGCGGCGGTGCTAGTGGTGTAACTGTGCTAGTAGATTTAATTTGGCTCATAATATCACTTGGCTTCTGCCCACCAAAGCCACCACCTTCACTTTGTCCTTCTTCACCTGGATCTGTAATACGTAAGCTCTCCAAGTTAAACTCCAAGTCTACCTTTGTACCAACACCACTACTACTACGTGTTTTCATCAACTGTATTTGATAGCGTCCACGCTCACGCATAGCTCTACTTGTAAAAATACCAAACACGTTATCTGCTGTGTTGATCTTACTAATACCACCCGATATATGACTGTGGTCAAATTCAATTTCTTCAACAGCACTACGATTCAACTGCGATGCTGTAATCATTAATATTTCAAATTCACGTGCCAAGTTTCGCAGTTCTTCCGACACATACTTGTCTTTGATAAACAAATCACTTGGCGATACTTTAGCACTAACAGGCATTACCAAGTCTAAGTAGTCTACCATAATAAAGTCTGTCTTTTGCCCTGTTTGTATTTCAAGTTCTTTTAAGTATGCTCTAATCTGGTTAACATTGCTCTGTGCTGGCATATACTTAATGCGTAGTTTACCAGACTTTTTACCCACCATCTTAACTTTCATTTCAAGTGTATCTATTTCTTTGAATATTTCTTTTGTACTCATGTTTGCTACCATAGCATCCATACGCATAGCACAAAGTTCTTCACTAAGTTCTAGTGTTAAAAACACACCATTAAGTCCTTGACTGATCCAGTTAATAGCAATGTTCTGCATAAACAAACTCTTACCACTACCAGATCCGCCAGCAAAGATGTTTAGCTCGCCTCTGTTCATACCACCAAACAAACGTTTGTCCATTGTGGGCCAACCTGTGCTGACTTGTCCGTTGTTGCTTTTAATCTTCATCAGTCTTGCTCTGGGGTCTTCAAAGTAGTCTGTACCCATGTCCTTAGTAAGACTGATCTGTACTGCATCTTTGATTAACTTCTCGACGGGATCATACTCACCCTTTTCAATCATGTCAGCGGCTTTGAGGATAGCACGTTCAAGTTCTTGTCTGCGACTGAAGCCTTCAAACTCTTCCATAAACCAGTTGTAGTGTCCTTCACGTACATCTGGAACTTCTTTTAGTTCAACACCTGTTGTGGCCTTGACCTGTTCCTTTGTAGGCATGGCCTTATGATCTTCTGTGTGCTTCTTAATAAAGGCGGCCGCCTCACGCAGACTGCGATCAAAGTTCTGCTCATTGAAAATGTTCTGTACACGCACAAATGTTTCTGCGTCCTGCAACATCATTTCTAAAAATAGTTTTTGTATTTCTGCTGAATATTCTTTCATATTTTTGGACACTTATAGGTACATACGATTGATTTAGATGTTTCGATATTGTTAAAAAATTCAATAGTTTCTTGTGATTGTAATATTTTACTAATAGTAGTTTTACTTATATCGTACAAGTTTCTATTTTTATAAAAATCTGTTTTATAATAAAAGTTATGATTAGGTACATGACAGCAAGGTGCATAATAACCTGATGCTGTAATAAAATGATCTAAATTTGTTGTTTTACATCTCGGAGATATATCTCTTTGTTTATTCGTATGCCATGTTATCTCTTGGTGGTCAGCATTGCTAGGACGCAGACTATCACTTTCATCTGACCAACGACTACTATTAATAACTAAAAATTCATCGAAACCAAGGTCTTTACTAAACTGTTTAACTTCGTCTATATCAGCTTCATTAAATGAAAAAGGTATAAACTGCCATGCCATTGTAACGTTACCTCTACATGCATCTATACCTACTTTTATACTATTCCAATCTGCGTTAATACGGTAAGTTGTAAATGTGTTGGGCAATCCATCTATAGCAAATACTATACGATCATTTACATCCATATGAGATACTAATTCTTCCCACCAGACTTTGGTTTTATAACTTCCGTTGGTGTGTAGACTAATACTAACACCTGATTGCTTGAGCCACTCCACCATTTCTATAAGTTTATCATAATAAATGGCATCCCCATAGTCACCACAGATAACAGATATAAGACCGTTAAGATTAATATCCAGAAAATTTTTAAAATGTTCTAAATTTAATTGTTTGTTTTTCCATTTACCCGGAAACTTTTCAATTAATTCTGTTCGTGAGCATTTTGGGCACTTTAATGTACAAATATTTGTTGGCTCAATAGTAAATCCTTTGATACTGTTAAGCATACAATTTCTTCTTCTTTAATTCAATTTTTAAACGACTTGTTTCTCTTGCTTCTATTATGCTCTTTAGTACAAACAGTTTACCATACTTAACCACTGCTTCGTTCAAGTCTTTACAAGTTTCTTGCCATAGCGGGTAACTTACAGTCCAGCCAAGTTCTACTGCACGATCTACCATCTTGCGTCCTGCTGAATCTGTGTCAGGTACAACAATAACTTCACGCTGTAGTCTGTCTATCAGTTCTGCTTGTGTATCACTTATCTCACTGCCCTGTATACTAACACCATCTATGCTCATAGCATCAAAGGGGCCTTCAACTACAATAACAAACTTCCAGTCTGCACCTTGTTTATCTAAATTAAACACATAGTCTGCTGGGTGGTTACTCCAGTACTTGGGCTTTATAGCACTGTCTAGTGCTCTGCTACTGCTACCTACTATTTGATTGTTATAATAATATGGTATTATTATTCTACGATGTAGATTGTAGGCTTTGTTGTCAGTAAAATAAAACTCATAACGGGCTGTGTCTATAGCACGGCTGTTTAAGTATTCTACCCCAGTAGCGAGTTGGGGAGGAATCAAGCAGTCTGCATCCTCTATCACCCGGGTCATCCACGATGTTAGACTCGTTGACCCGTCAGGTAGTTCTCTCTGGTCGAACCGGATCTCCTCCTCTGGAGTATCCTCGAGCTCTTCCGGCGCTACAAGTTCTTTCAATCTAACAGCGTCAATAACTAGATGACGAACTGTGAGATCATCAGCACCTAACCAGGCTAACAGTTTCCTAAATTTGAAACTAAGATGTCTACCCGGAACAAAACTTGCGGTGTAACCGCAGTTAAAACAGTGATAAGATACTGCACCGTTGTTAGTCTTGATCCCTCCCCTACCTCTCTTATCGGGAGTTTCTCCATTATGTGTACAACAAACAGCGTTAAATGATACCCAGCCCGTTTGCGTGTTTTTACGACGCACAGGAAGTAATTGCAAGACGGCTTGCTGGATACTATCTAACATTCAGTTATTATACAGGATTATTTGACTGTTGCCAAGTTCAAACGGCGTAAAATTTGTATATAAAACCAACCAATATCGAATTCAAATTCTTTAAGACTTAGTTTAGCACTAGCAGGATTTAGGTGATGGTTGTTGTGTAGCTCTTCGCCACCGATTACGATACCCCAAGGTACTAGGTTTTTACTTCTATCTCTGGTTTTACCATTGCGATAACCAAAACAGTGTGCAACACCATTGATAACACCAGCGGCCCAAAATGGTATCCAAGCCATCTGTACAAGCCAGACTACAATGCCCCAGTTTTGAAACAGAGCGGCATCTATGGTAAACATTAAAACTATACCTAACCAAGGATAACGACTGTAAATATTCTGCTCTACCCAATCATCAGGTGTGCCCACACCGTACTGCTTCAACATCTTTTGATCTCGTGCGGCTTTGGCGTATAAAAATGCTCCGCCAAATAAGACTGTGCCTAGTCCAAACACTCTAGGACTGTGTGGATCTCCGATGGTATCACTGAATGCGTGATGTTTGCGATGTACTGCCACCCACTCTTTGGTAACCATACCTGTTGTGAGCCATAGCCAGAAGCGCATAAAGTGGCTGACCGCAGGATGGAATGCAACTGACTTATGTGCTTGACTGCGATGTAAGAACAGCGTCACGCAGGCAATAGTAATGTGTGTTACCACAAGGGTAAAAATAATTGCTGTCATAATAATTAGAGTCCGTATTTGGCTTTTGAACCGTTGTAGTTGGATAGTACTTCTGCTGAACTTAGAGCACGATCATATACACGTATAATACCAATACGACCGTTTAACCAACCTGCTGTGGAACCTGAATATGTAGTAGTGTCTTGTGCGCCAGCGGCTATGTACCAGTTATTTGTAGCATCATCTTTGGGACTGTCAAATGTCATTGTGACACCACCGGATGTATTAGTAGCATTCACATAACTTGTAAGAGTAGTACCATTGTAGGTTCTCACCACGTGTTTCCACGC